CTAACGCTTTCCTAAACAAAGCAGTATGACCATCATGCCATGGTTGCCAACGACCTAACATTTGTGTAGTGGGTTTCTTGTAATCAAACATCGTATTCTTCCTTTAGCATAGCTGCAAACCCTTTGATTTCTTCTTCACTCATGAAAGACTTTACAACGTGATGTGCATCTGTAGGTCTCTCGAAAATGTTATTAGTGTTCTCAAATCTACCCTTTTCGATGGTGTCCATCCAAATAGTAACATCTGAACTAAAGTTCTTTCGAGTTTCCGCAGTAGGACACACGAAGTCGCAGATGACGGTACGACCTCGTGTTCCTTCAAACAAGGCAATAGTGTTCATACGTTCACTTTGCCTACGTCTACCTACATCTGAAAAATCCCAATCGTTTGCCATTTTACGGACAGTATCCGCATTATACCATGCACAGTTTAGAATGTTTTGTAGTCGCACGGCAAGATGCGTCTTACCCGCTCCTGGCAGACCCATTATCAGGATTATCATTTTCTATAGACCTTTCTAAAATATTTAATAAAATATTGCCTGTTGTTTCGTGCCAGTTCATATCCTCATCTGGGTTCCAATCTTCACCAAACTGATGTTCCTTAATCTCAGCAGAGTAGTTAAGACTTTCCCCATCATCAGATACTTTGATAGCACCAAAGTTGAATATGGTTTCAATAAATTCGCCAGTGAGGATACGAATATCCCAATGTTCGCCAAACTCACTAGGAACTAGTTCATAATCTTCATTCTCCGTCATCTACAATATCATCCATATCTACTTCAGATTTATATCCAATAGAATATTGTTTCTTCAGAAACTCTTTGAAGTCTGTCTCTGCAAAGATTGGTTCCCAAAACTCTTTTTCTAGAGTTTGATCATACCTAACTTTGCCACCAACTTCACCAGTTTCCATATCAACCTTTGCATACCATCCATTCGAAGGTTTAGTAACGTACCCACCAGCAAGAGCCACGTCAAGCAAGCCAGAATAATTGCGAACACCACCGTCCCATGAAACAGTAATAGGAATCTTAGACTTCTCTTTAACATACCTGCTCTTCTCGACATTAATAACAAAATGGTATCCTTGGATTTCAGTACCTTTTTTATCTTGTTGTCTACCGAGAATCCAAATATTGTCAGCGGAATAATAGATACCTGTACCACCACCAACAATGTCTTTTGGGAATAGCCCAATCTCTTTGTATGTGTGATTGATCGCAAGAAGTGGAATGTTCTTCATGGTTAGATATGGTGTTGCCATACGGAACAAACCTTTGAGTGCTTTGGCACGAGACATATCTGCCACTGACTTTTCATCTAATGCATCATCAAGTTCTTTTTTTGATGCCAAGTTACCAATAGAGTCAATAACAATAATCACATCATCATTACGATCTAACTCTTCGAGTTGACCAATCAAATCAAACTTTAGTTCTTCTACGTTTGCAATGGGTGTATGCAACACACGCTCAGGGTCAATACCAAACTGTTCAAAGTATGATTGTGGTGAACCAAACTCTGAGTCATAAAATAGGATCACTGAATCTGGACGTGCCTTGAGATATGCACCTGCTATTAGCAATGCAAAAGAAGTTTTAAAGTGTTTGGATGGACCCGCCAAGACTGTAAGCCCTGGCGCAATACCACCGTCAACAGACCCTGAGAGTGCCACATTTACCATTGGCACATCTGTAGGAGTCATTTCTTTTTCGTTGAAGAACTTACTTTGATTCAGAATCTCCGTTGTCTTTATCTTGCTGTTCTTCTTCAACTTGTCCATAATTGACATTTTGTTCTTTCTCCCGATCTGATAGTTCGTACTGACTACGGATGTTATCATTAATAGTTTTCACTGTTTTCAATAGAGCAGGTTCAACACCTGTTTTCTTCTCAACAAAGTTGATAAAGGCTGACAAGTCTTTTGGGAAACATGCCCCACCAAATCCTGCTTTACCATCAGGTCCAGGGATTTTCATGTGTGAATAACCAATACGTTGATCTGCTGCCAATGCACGAGACATTTGGTTATAGCTACCACCATACTCATCCATAACTTCTTTGAGTTGGTTCATGAACGTAACCTTCATAGCCAAGAAGTTATTCACTGCATACTTAAAGAAAGATGCTTCTACAGGTGACATAGGAATCATCTGTGCAGGGTTTGCAATACTAAAGTAGTTGTATAACCCTTCCAAGTGTTGAGCAGCTTCTTGTTGTTGTACACCGACCAAACGGAATGGAGCGTTTAACATTTCCATTTTTGCATTGGCTTCGGTCAAGAACTCTGGATGATAGACGATACGACCATCAATACGTGACAGACGATCAATCACATCAGGTGTTACAGTTGACTTGATTACAATAAATGCATCAGTTTGATTTACCAAACGCATTACCGCTTCATCAATGTTTTTTGTATCAATGCTACCATCATCTTTCGATGGTGTTGGCAGACAGATGAATACACAAGACGGTTGCCAATCACAGAGGTCTTGCAAAGTATTTTCATTATACTTTGGGTCCACCACAAACTTTTCAACAGTCGGTGTTGTAAACACATAGTCTACTGCTTTACCTACAAACCCATGCCCAATAATGCCAAGCTTGAACTTTTGTTCACGGCGGCGCACCACAGGTTGGAGTTCCATGTCATCACTCATTTTCTAGTTCCTTTAATGTTTGTATTGCATGAACTCTCCACCGCAAATCGCTTGTGGAGAATCTATGATCTCTTGAGTTAAAATATAAATCTATACCACGCTTACGACAAATATCTTTGCCTGTAAAATCTTTATCCTTGTACTCATTACCCATTATTTTAACAGAAATATTCAACATTTGCAAGAGGTCTTCTAAATCTTTTTCAGTTTCGTATGGAATAATTTCATCCACATACTTAACACCTTGCAGTTGAAACCACCGTTCAACAAGAGTTTGCACAGGTTTGTTCTTTTCGTCTCTATCTACTGATGGATCAACTTGTAACCCACAGATAAGATAGTCACATTGTTCTTTTGCTTCACGTAACATAGCGATATGGCCTGCATGCAACAAGTCAAATGTGCTACAAGTAAATCCTACGATCCTTTTAGAATGTTCCATGTGTGTCGCCAACTATCCACCGTAAATACTCTATTTCTACCAAGACGATCTGAAACAGCTAATGCTATCTCATGATCATTTCCACCAAATGAAGTTTTATCTCCAAAGAACCATATTGTATCATAATCTGAGAAGTCTGTCAATATCTGAGATTTATTTGATCCTCTTGGGGTAATATCTATACCTGTCTCACCAGCGACCTTGAAGTCATAATCTTCCCATGCCTCGTTTAGTTTTTCTGCAATCAAGAAACGTTCACGTTTATGCTCATCCCATTGCTTATACATGGCACGAGTTTGCATACTAGCATTTCTGCCGCATATACTAAAGTTGACAAGACCATCACGTCTTTCGATATGATAGCCTGTCTTTTCGTAGAACTTACTACTTGTAACTTCGTGCATCAATGCATCTTCGAGTTCTTCGGATATATCAAAGTTTATTGTACGTATTCTAACATCTTTGATCCAAACATCATTGCCACTACACTGATAGACTTTCTTGGCTCTGTTATAAACAAGTTCTCCAACTTGCTCTATAGTCTTTGCTCTATCAGACCCTGTGACAAGATATACCTCATTCTCTTCAGCAAACTTAGAGAACCATCGTTTAAACTCTAAATCTATTTTTCCTCTAGATGGTGTAAGAGTTCCATCAACATCAAAGATATATTTGATCATTCTACTGACAACTGTCCTCAACACGAGTAAAAAAAGGACCGTTTTCATCACGACTTTCCTTAAACGTAGAACCACCTGGCGAAAAATCTTCTTCAACTGTAATTTCAATTGGATTGCCATTATAATCGGTAAGTGGATGATTAATATGACCTACTGTCTCTCGCACAATATCATTGTGATTAAACTCTGCCCAATACAACTCGTATGCGATGCCAGATTGAATGCATTCAAACTGATGATAAAGGCCAGGCTTGACTTTGTGATAATCACCAGCATATAGCATCGTTTCATCAATTAAATCATAGTCACGTTGCCATGTTCGAATCAACATTTGACCAGAATCTACATAGAAACCATTCCACTTATAGCGATGCAAATGCTTTGAGCACACACCACCCTTTTCCATTTCAATACGATGAAACTCTAAAGCACCATTTGCTTCGATTAGCTCAGTCGTACCCCATACTTTACCTGCTTTCATATTATACTCCCAATATCATATTATAACGTCCACAGTTGCGTGTGGCGTAGCCTTTACTAGTTGACCATTCTTATCGTATCTAATATAATCAACGTCTTCTATTCTAATGTAGCCATTATCCTTGATATGTTTAATATCAGTAATAACCTGATGTCTATCAGCAGTGCTTATATTTGTATAATGGCTAATGACCTGAATTGGTGATATAGTTCCTATGTCCATCGTTCCATACCTTTTTTCGTCTTTATCTACTTCCAATAATCATCAATGGCACGTGTGCCAACATTTTCTCTACCAATATCGATAAGTTTCATACCATACTCAGGGTCTTCAGGGTATACAATGTTATCGACTTTTTCTAAATAGTTTTTTCGGAATGCTTTCCAATCCACCCAATGATGCCAACGATTAAATCTCCAAGTGACTCTCGCTACGTCTGGATGCAAGCGTTCAAGCATCTGAGATTTTTCCATCTTGGCTTTACCATCATCATAAAGTTCTTGTGAGTTACCACCTTTGATCTTTAGTGTTGTAGCCTTATCAGCCAAGAATGCGTTAAAGAGCACTGTGCACCAACCCTCTTTCAAAACTCTCAAACACAAGTCAACATCTTCATTATATCTAGCTCTCCAACGAAATGGGATATCGTTACGAACCATCATACAAGAATATACTTTTGTATTAAAATGAAGTGGTGGTATTGTCTTTCCATTTTTACCGTACTTGTGTGCGAAGTTACTATAGTTTGGACCTGCTACTGCAATGTTTTTATATCTATCAACAAAATCTTCTTGTGCTCTAAACCATGCGAATGTACGCACCGCAACTTTCTTGCTTTTATTTAGACGATGAAAATCATAGATGTTGTCATCCATAATCCAATGCCACTTAGAACCATACGTTTTGATAGAATGGTCCCACGCAAAGTTACGTGCAGGCCCTGAGCCTTTACTTTTAGATAACCCAAGATCATCACATGTATCATAATCCTCTTGGTATTGTTTATCTAGAATAACAAACTTATCTCTATCAAAGTTCTTTGCATAGTTTTCGATTTGTTCTTCTTCAATCACAATATGATAATCAGCACCAAGTCGATTTAATAACTCAGCGGTCTTACAATCATTCCAACGGTTCTTAGATAGAATGTAGATAGGATATTTGTTTTTCATGCAAAGAACTCTTCTAGTGTTGATTCTTCTATTATAGCATCTATTCTAGCTTTTGCAATCTCAAAATAATAAGGATCAAGTTCAACACCAATAAAGTTAAACCCACCTAGCTTTGCACCACGACCTGTTGAACCACTTCCCATAAATGGGTCTAGTGTTGTGCCACCCTTTGGTGTTACCATAGTCACAAGATAACGCATAAGGTCTGTAGGCTTTACAGTAGGGTGATTGTTCTTTTCAGGTGTCCAACGTCCATATGGATTACCGTCCTCGCCTTGCTCTGCTTTCTCTGCGTGATTTGGTCTGAACTCAGATGCTGCTGAAGCCTTTGCATTGAAGTCGTCTAGTCCATCATTACGGTCTTTCTTTGAAGTCTTTGGAACATAAAAGAAACGTGCAGCAGAACCTTCGTCGCCATAGTTAGCATCTGCTGAATAGTAACCCATTGTATTACCGAAAAAGCCAGCAACATTTCCTTTATTGGGATTTTTATCCTTCCCGCTTTTAGTATTAGGAAACAACTCAGTAACTTCCTCAGAACCATCGTGAATAAGATTGGCAGGGAAACGTCCTTGACTGTTATGATAACCATTGTCTTGTGTGGCAACCTCTGAAGAGGGATTTCTATAAGAGTAAATCTCACTAGCCTTGCTTTTGTTATGCTCTTTGGCATTAAGTCTTAAATTTTCATCAGCATCACTCATACCAACTCGGCTTTCATCAATATTGATAGCACCTGTGCCATACTTCAAGACATTAGCGGCAACAGTCTTTTCGCCTAATGGCTTTCTAGCAACTGTAATGGGTTCTAAGGCAGGTTTGAGTGCTGTTCCCCAACCATCCCATTGTTTGGCTTCATCTGTGGCGATATTATCATTTGTAAAACTACCTTCACGCCCCCCAGACATAATACCGTTATTTGGCAGTGTGGATGTATTTCTACCTTTACCGGGTCTTAGACTATTAGTTAGTTTGATGTTTTTACTATGTGATCCACCTGTAAGAATCTTAGCATCAATAGCCTTACTAATGTTATGAGACTTAGGAAATCCGCTTCCATATACCCATGCAATCATGTCACGGATTTCAAATCCTGCATCCTCAATACGAACTGCCATACGGTGTTGTGTTCGGGTTCCTGCGAATGCTAGTAAGTGTCCACCAGGCTTTAGGACACGAAAGCACTGTTCCCAAATAGCAGTAGATGGAACATCGTAGTCCCACTTCTTACCCATAAAGTCAATGCCATAGGGTGGGTCAGTAACAATACTATCCACACTGTTGTCATCAAGTTCTTGTAGTTTTACAAGGCAATCACCATTCAATAATGTAATATTACTCATCATCTACCCATCGTAATGCTTTATCCAATCCACGTTCTAGTTTAGGATATCTAATACTTTTTGTTTTAACATTAACTGTCTGTCCAATAAGTTCACCAAACTCTTTCAAAGCTTCTTTGGTTTCAAATCGAACAATGATCTTTGCATAAGGTTTATCTACTTCTTGAACAAACTCAGGCATGTGAACCCATTCTTGTTCTACAAAGTTACCTTGTCGATCCGCATCTGAATCCAAAAACTCAAGTAATGTACTCACTGTATCACTCCATTCTTATATGCATATTCTAGTGCGTTATTCGCTTCAGTTTCCATAGGTCTATTCTCATACCAGTTACCAGTCTCTGAGTCAAACTGTCTGCACAACGTCACAATCTCAGTGGCAGTAATAGGATAACCTTTCTCAATAGCCTTACCTGCAATGGCAATCATGATACGATACATCTGTCTGTACCAACCAGTGCCACTAATGGTGATATACTCCGCAGCCAAAGACTTAGGCCAGAACGGACAATCCGTATAACCACTCCATACGTAACTGTTATTATCTAGCTTATCTTTACGATACTCTAGTATTTGCTTTTGCCATTCCTCAGGAAGTCTATCAAGGAAGTTCTTAGAATCTTTTTTATCATTATACTCCCATTTCGACATTAAGTCAAGTGGGTCTATAGGATCGCCAATATTAGTAAAAATAAAGTTGAAAGCGTCATTGTACGTAGCAGGTACAAAGTACATTCGAGATAAGTCTTTAGTTTGTTTATCTCCGATTGATCCAAGTTCGCTGTTGAGTGCGAACCAGAAATGTTTGATATTGTCTGCCCCAACTTCTTCTCTAAGTGGGAAGACCAACCTAAACTTCGGTAGACCATGCTTACTGCTTGCAGTAGAATAACAAATATAAGTGTACTTACCATAGCGGCTACTAAGCTCATCTTTTAGGTTTCCCTTGAACTCATGGTCATCAACATCAACAGCAGCCCAACCTGCCCAAGCCAATACATTCTTGTTGGCTCTTGTAGTCCCATCCTGATAAACAGCAGGTGAAATAAGTTCAGCATCTTTTTTACCTTCCAATGGTCTCTCTGAGAGTTTATATAAAAACTTTTCGAAATGTTCCCAAGTGTCAAAATCTAATCGCCTATGTGTCTGATTATCATATTGACTCTTGAATATCGTAACTGCGTACATGATATAAGTTCACTGTTCTTCTATGCATTAATCCATCATTATTCTTAGTATAATACTCGAATTCTCTTACAAAGTCAAGATTGTTTTTCCAATAGTTCACTGCCCTTTGTTGTTCTTCAAGTTCCATGTTATCGATCAACACAACAGGTATCTCTAATATTAATGCAGATTTAATATCTTCTAATACGGCTCCAAATGTGTGACCACCATCTATGAATATAGCATCATATCTGCCTGACACTTCATCCTGTCTAGATTGATCGCTAAAGCTGGGACTAAAATGAAAACGTCTCCCATATTTTTCCTTTTGCATAGGCCATATTCGTTCGTGATTATAGGTCAATTCTTTTGGATCGTATGATGTAAGCTCTGCATTCGGAAATGCTTCTAAGAACCAAGTAGAAGAATGTCCCACGTTGAAGCCAAACTCTAATATATTTTTAAAATCATAGTTGTCTTGAAGATAAGTGAACATATCTGTGATGGATTGGTCTCTTGGCAAAGAGCCTTTAAAACCTCTCCCTTCCCCAACAAACTTTTTTCTGCTTAATAATCTCATCCAAAAAAATCCTCTAAAGTTGCTCTAGGTTCAACATCCCAACCTACTGCATCAAGTATGAACTTTAATGGTTCGATGAATGTTTTCTCAAACATGGTATCATAATCAACATAGTTATGTAGCCCAAACTCCTTGGGTAACACTAAAGGGAACGACACAATATTTTCTTTGATCGGATTTGGTTGTTTTAAATACAAGAACTTGATCTTTTCGCCGTTCTTGATTGTCTCGTACTTACGGTCAAGACTGTTATCTTTCACGCATTTGTTATACAGCAGTGATCCTCTGACATGGATGGGTGTACCCTTGATATACACGTCACGCTTGTCTGCCCACTTTGAGATATCGCTGACACCACGTGGAAATGCAACTGACTCTGGTGGTAGTTTCTTGAACTCTTTTCGAAAGTCTGCAATAAACTTTTGAGTGTCTTGCTCCGTACCTTCGATGATGACCTTGAATATCTCTTTGAACTTATCACGCACGACCTCAGGTGTGGATGACTTGATAGCTTCGATACCCATCATTTTGAGTTTTGGGGTAGCGTATTGAACACCTTCGTTGTTGTGTACGTTTAGAATATAACGTTTCTTGGCAGTCCAAATACCACGGTCAGCGATAGCTTCACGTGCCATGACCATGCGTGGCTTGAATGCATTCATCTTGTCAAAGAGTTCTGCATATGCTTTCTCTAGGACTTTTTCAAAATGTTCTTCGCATATCTTGCTCAGTGCCTTTACAGGGTCATCGGGGTTTAACTTACTAACAAAATCACCGAAATTAATATAAAGAGAATCGGTATCGATAGCCAATACATAATCTTTTCCTTTTGTTTTGAGAATACGGTTCATCTCTTTGTTGATAGCATTCTCTGCCCAACGAATAGACAACTGACCAGACAAGGTGATACCTTCTGCAATACGCTGATCAAAGTATCTGAAGTATTGATTACCCAAAGCACCATAGAGTGAGTTGAGTAGAATTTTAATAGCCATTTGGCGATTTTCTAGTTGGTTGATAGTTCTTTCTAACTCAACTGTCTTGGTCTTTTCATACTGTTGTTGCGCCTCAAGCATTTGCTTTTTGACAACCTTACGTTCTTCATAGTAGCTTTCAATAATCTTGGGAAGAATACCTTGGAAGTCTTTACGATAACAGGAACCATTCGCTGCCACGGATACGTCCTCATCTAAGTCAAAGTCTTGATTTAGATAATAGTCAACACCATGTGGATATGTACGATCACTGATCAATGTTTCAGGTGACATGTTATATTGAACAATCAAGTTTGGATATAGTGAGTTCAAGTCAAACGACACCACCCAATCATGACCACCAACGAATGGGTCTTTCACATAACCACCTGGATATGATGTCTTGGTCTTGTTTCCATTTGGTGGCACGACAATATTTTGTTTGTAGAGTTCACGATAGATAATCGAATCCCATATTGCAGTTGTGCCAAAGGTATCGCTGTAGTTCACTCCACCCTTGTATGCCATGGTCATAGCCAATGCAATCAGACCCATTTTCTCATCAATACGTTCAATCAACTCAACATCTCGAATGTTATAGTCAATGAACTTCTGATGGTCTTCCTTGTATAGAGTATACAGGTTACCATGTTCTTCATATGAAAGTTTACGCTCTCCAAGGACAACGTAGGCGATGTGGTCTAGCTTGTAGGACTCTTGTGCGCCATAGGAATATCCAAACTTCTGAAACAAATCATAGTAATCAAGTTGTTGAATACCTGTGAGTTCGTAGGCATTCATTTGCTTACCCTTGATCACAATGTTACGCTCAGAGATATGTTTCCAAGGCGACAAACGCTTTGCGCCATCCGCTGATCCCACACGAGTAATACGGTTGACAAGATACGGAATGTCAAAAAGTCTTACGTTCCAACCTGTGATAACGTCAGGACAGTTATTAGCCCAATATTCAATGAACTTTGCAAGTAACTCTGTCTCACTTTTACAGTGACGGTATTGTATGATAAGTTTATCAGAGTATGCATTCTCTGCGTCATATGAGTCCAAGCCCCACACGTGATACACATCACTAAGGCTAGACTTCAATGCAATAGAGATCACTGGATGCGCTGCATCCTCTGGGAAAGGAAAGCCATCGTCAGATGCAACCTCAATATCGATATTAACAACATTGACTTTACTTGGATCAAACTTTATTTCTTTTGGAAACTTTTCTGTGATGAACTGATGGATGTAGTTCGTGTTACCGTAAACACTAAAGTTCTCCACATCCTTATACTTGTCTAAAAAATCTCTTGCCTCAGACATGGAGGCAAGCTTGATAGCGTCAAGTGGCTGTCCGTCAAGTGATCTGTATGGTGCTTTTGGATTTTTTGAAATAAGATGAAGAGTGGGTTCAAACTTATGTCTTATCTGTACAGGTGTGCCACTCTCATTCACACCACGATATAAAATAGAATTGCCAATACGATTGACGCTAGTATAAAAGTTCATACAACCTCCAAACTTATACTCAGCTTATATTATAAACCAATGTTCTTATATAGTCAATACCCACCGTCATAGTTTCCAAATGCCCAATATCTTTCTTGACACCACCAACAAGTCTTACATGGAACTATATCATCCCCACAACAACTAACAGTAAGTAATGATAGGGGTTCAATACCTAGTTCTTTGTATTGTGATGCAACATATTTTTTATCAACATCAACGAATGGTAGCGATAACGGATATTGTTCACGATATTTTACAAAATCCTCTTGTGGAATAGAGCCTTTATTGAGTGGTCTTGCGCTGTGTGGCATCCCTTGAGTAGCACCAATGATAAACACATCGACACCAAATCTACGACGAATATATTCAACACCGTCCCATAAATATTGTCGAGTTCCTTCATTATCTGCTGTTTTTCTAAAAGCGACAATGTGAGGATCATGTATGTTTACATTTGGACAATGGCTTCTAACATAGTCAACTACTTTGTCAACAGCTTCATAACTCTTTGCTATTTTTCTATTAAGATCGTATCCGTGGATGGGATATATATCGGGTAGCTTAGAAATCTTTGCAAGAGAATAAAGAATAAGAGCTGAATCTGCCCCACCAGACAAATTCAGCCCTACTTTATTTACATGCTTTGGTAAATCATAAAAATAATCAAGCACGATTGTATTTTTAGTCTTTTTTGGACACAAAAGAGTACATCTCTTTTGCCTTTTCCATTAGTTCATCCATAGAATACATTTGATTGGCTTTGCCAAACTCTTCCATAGTTGCTTTGCCTTGCTCAAACATTTTCTCAGCAAATTCACGGTTCATATGATATTGCTGGTCCATATAGTCTTTGGCAATTTGTAGCATTTCTGCACGAATCTCAAAAGGGTTTTTATGCGCCATCATTTGATCATCTTTGCCATTGCATCACCAACAGCATTTGCCCACGTGTTAGTGTGCATAAATGCGTCTTTGGTAAAAGATGTTTGTACTGTGATGAAATCATGCAGAGGTTTTGCAATTGTTTGATCTTTTACCCAAACGTCTACAAAACTTCTTTTTGCTCCTTGGATTGATTCAATCCACATATTAATTGCATAAGGGTTCATTTTTTATTCTCCTGTGTTGTGTGTGACCTGAGGGGCCATTACAGCCCCTCTGCTAAGACTTTTCTGTTAGCTTTTCAGCTTTGCGATTTGCATCATACATTCTTTAGCCTCTTTATGATAGCCAAGAGATGCAAGATGTGCTGCCGCTCTGCTATACCCAACAACTTCACACCATTTTTGAAATCCAGTATAAAGTTTTTGAGCAAATGAACGATGATCGATAGTTACTGATTCTGTATAAAACATTAGACAAATCCTTTTAGGTTAGGGTTAAAAGGAGCGATAAGATGTGATTTTTTCATATCTGTATCTTGTCTAGCAATAGAATAGATATCACCTCTGTTAATACCAATATCGTTCAATTCTGCATCAGTTAGCCTACGCAATTCATTTTCTGTTTGGCGAATGTCTTTGGCTAGTTGATAGTTGTTAATTAGCTTCAGTAAGAAGTTCTTTAGTGTCTGTGTCATTTGTTATTTCCTCGTAATGACCGATTTCGATTTTACGAGGACGCAGTTCTTCTGGGACTTCATATTTCAATTCGATTGACAATACTCCGTCCACTAAGTCTGCTCCGTTTACTTTTACGTGTTCGGACAGCCTAAAGGTGCGTTTGAACTTCTTAGTGGAAATACCACGGTGAATGTATTCACGACCTTTACTTACATGTTCACCTGTAACCGTTAGTGTGCGATCCTTGACTTCAATGTTAAGTTCGTCTTTTGTAAATCCAGCTACAGCAAGTTCGATAAGGTAATCTGTATCACCTGTTCTTAGAATGTTGTGGGGTGGATAGTTATCGGATGAGTGTTTTGCAACATAGTCAAGTTCATTTAGTAGATGATCGAATCCTACGAAAGATGAACGTGGAAATAGTGATTGTACGCCTGTCATGTTTATCTCCTTTATACAAGCAAGATTAAAGTGCAACCAGACCATTCTGCATTGCACTATTATTTATAAAGTTTAATATAGTATATGTTATGCTAAATGTCAATACCTAATATGCAAAATATTAAGACCAACCAAAAGAAAATCCAACTCGTGAACTATCAGGGAGTGCCACATGATATATGCCTGTTGGGACATATACAAAGTCACCTTGAGTTAATCTTCGAGAAAATGTTGACTTGGTAGTATATGATTGTGTCTCATCGCTGTAATCACAACCGTTCTCGAATATCTTCCATGGCATTGATCCTTGAATCATCACGAAGAAAACTTCCATACCATCTTTGTGTGGTGGAGATGCGATTGCATTGGGACTAAAACCTGCATAGCAATGGCAAGAGATGTTGATCTTATTAAGAACCTTTGCCAGTTCAGTTGAAATCATTTTAACTATAGGAAAATCATTTCTGTCAACGTTCACAAAAATCTTGTGGGGGTCTCTTGCCCTTTTGTTTCCATTTAAAAACGACTGGTCAAAGTATGGTACGATTTGGTTCCAATCAGGGAAAGCTTCACTCGGCAAATCTAACTTACCATGAAAAGCTTTCCTGCTTGCTATAGCTTCTGATAACCCCTCAGGTATCATTACTTGTTTCCGATATTATACTTTGGACAAAGTTCCCAATCGTGCTTTTCTTTATATGGAATGATCTTGATCATACGCAACGGTGCACAGGGAAACTCGTTAGATTCTACTGTCCAATCCAACAATCCCCAATCACTTAATAGTGTAGCGATTGTATTTCTACGCTCGATATCAGTCTGTTCTAGATTTGCTTTCTTTCCATCAAGCATGAACAACTCTTTGAAGTGTACGATAAAGTACCGTCCCTGCTTGTGTAGAATATGACAAGATTGATAT